ATATTATGACGCCGATGACGTGCTTCAAACTTTATCGTCCGCCAATTACGTCACCGATTTCATCACCGAACCCAACCGGATCGTGTTGATCGACGGGGAAGTGTGGCCGGATCTGAAAATTGGTCGACCTAATCGAATCAAAATCATTGTGGTGGCTGGTTATGGCGCCGCGTCGACCGATGTGCCCGAAGGCATGATCACCGCCATGTTGATGATGATCGAAAAGGCATTCGACCAGCCGGATCAAAACTACATGAACGCATTGGATCGCGTGTTGATGGCTGAAATGTCAGCCTACCAATTGCGCCGTTTTCAATAAGGCCGGAACATGAAGCGCACCCGATCAAGCAATTATCGCGGCCAGGTGACGAAGTCGTGGGCGGATTTCCTGACGCGTTCCGCTTCGGTCGAGCCATTGCAAGGCCGCGAGTTATTCGCTGCGCAACAAATCAAAAGCGAAACCACCGTCAAAATAAAAATGCGATATGACACCGGATTGGATGTCATCGATGTGCGCGATTATCAAATCAAAATTGAGGATTTAAACACGCCGAAAATGTTGGTCAATGGTGATTTCGCAACCGACAGCGTGTGGATCAAGGGCGTTGGATGGACGATTGCGGGCGGCGTTGCCGATTGTGACGGGTCACAAGCTGGATCAACCTATTTAGAACAGGCGACCGTTTTGACGATTGGCGACGAAGTTGTCGTCACGTTCACAATTTCAAACTTTGCCGCCGGCACTGTCAAAGTGTTGGCCGGCAATGGTACGTCGGGAACAGTGAGAACGGCAAACGGAACCTATACTGAAACGCTTACCGTGTCGGGTAACGGTTCATTTTTCTTTCAAGCTGACCTGAATTTCATCGGTCAAATCGACGACGTTTCTGTTCGCTTGGCGGGGTCAAAGATTTACGACATCCACAACGTCGCCAACCAGTACGAAGCCAACCGCGAAGTGTGGTTCATGTGTGGAATTCGGAATGAATAATGGCTAGTTTTGGCAAACAAACCATCACCGGAATGCGCGACCTGGAAAAAGCGTTGGCCGCCCTGGGCACTGAAATGGGCGGCAAGATTTTGAAGTCAGCGGCAAACAAGGCCGTCAAACGAACAAGCGGCAAACAAGGCCGTCAAACGAACAATGGACACCATGATCGGCATGGCACCGATGGGCAAACGGTCGCATCGAACCTACAAAGGCCGGTTGGTGGCGCCAGGCTTTTTGAAACAAAGCGTCAAAAAGAAAACGTATTATCGGAAAGGCCGCGTCACCGTCAACATCGGCGTGACCAAAGAGGCGTTTTATGGTGTATCGTTCACAGATTACAAGCGGAAAGGCCAGCGGCGCCAACCGTGGTTCGTTGAAACATTCATCAGAGGTCGGGATTCAATGCAAACAACACTAGCCAGCGAATTGAAAAAGAAAATCGCCGCCGTTGTTAAGCGCCAGGCCAGGGGTCGCCGCAAGTGATCGACGCAAATGTCTACAATTGGCTGAAAGCCGAAGCGACAATCATCGCGATCACGACGGCCAGTCGGATCTATCCGTTGGTCATGCCGGAAAAACCGACTTATCCGTGCATCACATACCGCGACGCGAACCATGATGTCGACAACACCTTTGACGGATCATCGGGGTTTTGTCGGTCGGATTATTACATCGACGCCTGGCACACTGACCACGCCGCCGCCGATGTCCTGGCGAACACGATCAAGGACGCATTGAAAGACCTGACCGGAGCATTTGGCGGAATCACGGTTTTTCAGATATTCTTTACAGTTAGAACGCCGGCGATCTTTGAACCAGAGGTCGAAGCGTATAGAATCACACAAATGTTTAGTATTTGGCACGGCGAAGTTTAATTCACAGAGGGCACGACAATGAGCGCAGCATTCACGAACGGACTAGCGGTAAAATATGGCGACGGGGCATCACCCGAAGTTTTCACCACAATCGAGGAAGTTTTAAGCCTGGGCGGTTTGGGTAAATCAAACCCGCTGATCGATGTGACATCACATGACAGCACGTCGAAAGAATACATCGCCGGCCTGGCTGATGGTCAGGAATTGTCAGTTGAATGTAACCGCGTCCACACGGCGGCGAACATCCAGGACGATGTCATTGCCGAAATTGATGCAAAAACCAATTTCAACATGACCATCACGCTGACTGACGGATCGACCATTGTGACGTACACGTTCGCGGTCACACCGATTTCATGGGTGGTCAATCCATCAGTGGACGACAAAGCGACGTTGTCATTGGCTTTGAAAATCACTGGCGACATCACAATCGCGTAATCAACCAACACCGATTCAACAACAAAAAGGGAAATGAAAATGGAAACGAAAGACCTGTTCAAAACTGGAACTGTCAAGACCGTGGGCGGCGATTACACCATCCGCGAATTGAGCATGAAGCAACGCAAAGAACTGACGTTGAAGCACAAAAAGCGGAAAGACTTGATCTTGATGCAGGTGCATTTGGTGAAATTGGGTTGTGATCAGTTCAACGATTCCAGCGAAGACGACATCATGGCATTGCCTGGCACGATGTTCGATGACATTGCCGTGGCATGTTCAAAGTTGTCGGGGTTGTATGACGCGGACGACGACGCGGGAAACGCTCAAAGCTAACCGACGAGGATCGTTTCACTTTTCGGTTGGCGTTAGCGTTGGGCATGACCGTGTCGATGCTGGAAGCCAGTTTGACGGTCGACGAAATGTCGATGTGGCGCCAGTATTACGCCGCCGAACCGTTTGGCCAGGCGCGTGACAATTGGCACATGGGCACGTTGGCGGCGTTATATATGCAGGTTCACGGCAAAAAAGGCGCAAACCCGAAGGCCGACGATTTCATGTATAGAACAGCCGACGAATTGCGGAATCGTCAAACCAGGGCAACGATGTCAGCGTTGATGGGTTTGGCAAAGCCGAAGAAAAAGGCGAAACGAAAAACGGCCAAACGTCGACGCACGGCGAGGCCGCAAACGAAAGGCGGTGAATGATGGCTGGTTCCAACACCCTGGCAAAACTATCGGTTCAATTGAATGCTGAATCGTCGCGCCTGACTAGGGAGTTGGAAAAAGCCGAACGCCGTGCAAAGCGTTGGGAAAAGAAGACCACCAAATCCGTTTCCACGGTCAAAAAAGCGTTCATCGCGTTGGGCGTTGGCCTGGCCGCCATCAAGTTCACCCGTTTCATCACCGCACAAGGCAAGGCCATCGATCAGTTGGCCAAAACCGCCGACAAATTAGGGCTGACCACCGAAGCATTGGCCGGATTACGTCACGCCGCTGACCTGACCGGAATCAAAACCACCACGCTGGACATGGCGTTGCAACGTATGACCAGGCGTTTGTCGGAAGCCGCCATCGGCACCGGCGAAGCCCAGGGCGCATTGAAGGAATTAGGGCTGGACGCCAAAGCATTGGCAGACGCATCGCCGGAAATGGCTTTCAGCAAGATCGCCAAGGCGATGGAAAACGTCACCAGCCAATCAGATCGTGTTCGCCTGTCATTCAAACTGTTCGATTCGGAAGGCGTGGCGCTGGTTCAAACCCTGGCTTTGGGCGAAAAAGGATTGCACGACGCCGCGATGGAAGCCGAAGCGTTGGGCTTGGCCATCAATCGCACCGATGCCCTGAAAATTGAGAAAGCCAACAACGCGTTCACCCGATTGAAAGGGTCAATGACGGGCATGGGCAACATCATCGCCGTGGAATTGGCCGAACCGTTTGAAACCGTTGTCACTGAAATGGTCAACGCACAAATCAAGGCCGTGGGATTCCGGCAAAACATCAAAGACCTGTCAAAATCATTCGTCAGCCTGGTCGGCAACGTGTTGTTGTTCACCGGCAAAGCGGTCAATGCTATCGGTGCAAACCCGCTGATCGCTGAATTGGGGCTGGTCGGCTATGCCTTCCTGGGCAAAAAAGGGCTGGCCGTTGGCGTTGCCATTGGCGCGATCATCAAACGAATCAATCGTGACGTGGGCGGCACCAGGCGCGAAAATTATTTCAGTTACATCGGGGCGGAAATCGAGCGCACCGAAGAAACCCTGACAGCCTATTTCAAAGAATTGAACGATCCGAACGCGCTGGAAAAGTTCGCCAAACTGTTCGGGCGTGATCCGCAAATCATCATCGAGGGGCTTCAAAGTAAGCTGGTCAACCTACGGATTGAACAGGCCACCATCCGCGCCGAGTTTGCCAAAACGGGCGAATTGGATGCCTACACGGCCAGAATGAAAGCCGCCGAAGAAACCGGCAACGCATTGGGCAACACGTTGTTGACGTTGGGCACGGCGTTGAGAGACTTTACACCAGCGGAAACACCAGACACGCCAGAGGGCGAAGGCGGTGGCGGTGATCCAGCGTTGCACCAAAAGATCGACGCCGATCAGGCCGCTTTAGAAGCCGGCCTGAATAGGCAATTGGACACGATTTCCGAATTCCTGATGACCCGCGAAGAAAGGGAGTTGGAATCACACAATCGTCGCCTGTTCATTGTCGAAGACGCATTCCAGGAAGGATTGATCACCAGCGAAGCGCACAAAAACAAAATCATCGAAGGGCTGGAAAAGAAACACCAGACCAAAATGCTGGACATCGGCGTCAAGGGTTTCAAGGCCAAACTTTCCATCACCAAAGGTTTGTTGACCAACCTGGCTTCACTGATGGATTCAGGCAGTCGAAAAGAATTCGAGATCGGAAAGCTGGCCGCGAAGGGCACCGCGATCATCAAGGGCATCGAGGCCATGCAATCAGCCTATGCCGCCGGATCAAAAATCAATCCATACGTCGGCGCCGCTTATGCCGCCGCCGCGTTCCTGGTCGCCAGGAAAAACGTGGCCGCCATCGATTCGCAATCCTACGGGGGCGGCGGGTCGCTGACAGGTGGCGGGGCTGGTATTTCAGCCGGTGCCGCCGTGGACAATTTGACCGACGTGCCAAGCCAGGAAGTCAACAACGTGATCGACTTCCCGCGTGACATCAGAATCACGGTCGAGGGCGGCGCGGTTGATGAAGAAACCGCCGAACGCATCGCCGAATCCATCCGCAATTTGACCGCTGACGGCGGGAGGGGCTTGACATGACAAACGCCATCATCGGCCATCACAATGTTTTGAACGAAGAAACCATCAGCGCATCGAGCGAGGCCGCCGGCTTTGAAAAAGAAAACGCATTCGATGGATTGTTGTTTGATTTCTGGAAGCCCACATCGGTGCCGGCCTGGTTGAAAGCCACCGGCAAAATGCCCGCTGGCATGTGGATGGGCGACACCGAGGCGGAAACTCTAACGGGGTTGGAGTTGGTGACGAATGGAGGTTTTCGCTATGGTATAAGCGGTTGGACGGGGATGCGCGGCGATGAAACCTTGTCATTTGATGCCCAAAAACTAAAGGTGGTCAATGGCGCTTCAGGTTATGGCGGCGCCTATCAAGCTATAACGCTGGAAATTGGAAAAACTTACAGGGTCAAGGCTGATTATATACACACAGACGGCACCGGCTTTTTGATGATCTCGTCAAATACAGCGTCATCACATGACCGACAGTTTCCAGTTAGTGTATTGGCCGCAACGGGAAGTTGGGAATTTGTATTTGTTGCCACCATTTCATCGGCTTATATTTCAGTGTCCGAAGGTTCAACATCCGCCCCGAGCAAAATTTCGCATTTCGACAACATTCAATTGCGACTAGCATCGCCGGATTTGTCGGCAAACAATAATCCGCTGGACGTTCATGGCGAAATAACGTCAAGCGCGATCAGCGCCGATTCGGAATTGAAGGGGTTCGCTGGTTTTGGGTGGGGCGCCGACGAAGTAACAAACGGCGCTTTTACGTCGGATATTTCATCATGGTCGAGCTATGGCGGTTCTGGCGTTTGGAATGCTGGCCGCATGGATGTGACGGTCGTTTCTTACGGCGGAATGTATCAAAACTTAACGGGAT